GGTTATCGGCCTTGAGCGCGACCAGCAGAGCGAGGATCTGAAAGACATCACCAAGGTGCGCGTGCTCAAGTCCCGCTTCACTGGCGACACTGGGCTGGCAACGTACCTGCTGTACTCCAAGAAGACCGGGCGACTGACAGAAACCACCGATCCCGCAATCAACGGCTCAGGATCGGAACAGACTGAGGAGAAGGATTTCTAACATGACGAACTTCCGCAAGCCTTCCAACTTCAATGGAGATGTGGAATCCCGAGTTGATAATCTTGAGCGTACGCAGCGCACTCAGGATGTCGAACTTAATCGACTTAACTCTGCCATTAATGAAGTTAAGCCGTCCAATGTTTTTACAGAATGGGACGGGGTCAGTCTGACAGGAACGTCGCTACTCAGCGCAATCGGAGCTGGGGTCGGAGATGTGCTACAGGCGTACAACGTGGACATTACTAGTTGTCCGGCTGGTAAGCTGATTGGCCGTGCAGCCGGTGGTGCGGCTGGCCCGGCTCAGGACATTACTGTTGGGTCCGGTCTAACTATGACCACGGATACCCTATCTGTCCCGGCGGCTGGTCTCACCCTCGATAGGATTCAAGACATCAACGAGGCCAGACTGCTTGGCCGAACCAACGATGTCGGAGCCGGTCCGGTTGAGGAGCTGTCCTTCGGTGTTGGCATCGCCGTTGATGCTGGCGTGGTCCAGCAGGACATGCTGTTTAGGATGCTCGATAAGGATGAAAACGGGCAGAATAGCGCCACCGCTCAGCCTTGGTTCCCGGCAAACGGAACGGTCGGTGTGCAGGTGGCGACCTACTTTTTTGACGGAGTCCTGTACCTCACTACGGGTACGACCTCTCACAGCTTGCTGCTGAAGTTCGACTCCGGCAGTGCTACCATCTACTCTTTCGCTTACTACGCAATCGCGCAGTCTACTCTTGAATCGACCAACGCTGTGGCTCAAAGTTCTACATGGACAACCGGTGCAGGAGCGAACACGGTTCTTGCGGCATCCACAACGGCCGCGCGTTGGGTTCGAGTTGTCGGCGTTGTTAGATTCTCGGTATCCGGTACGTTTGTCCCGGAGTTTCGGTTCTCTACCGCACCCGGTGGTACTAACGTGGTTAAGGTGAACACCTACTTCCGCATGCAGCGGGTCGGCAATGACGCTGTGACATCTATGGGTAACTGGACTTGAAACTACTCTTTGACATGGAGACCAACGGTCTCCTCGATGTTCTCGACTGCATCCACTGCATCGTCACGGTGGACATCGAGACAGGTCAGGTTCAGCGATACGGCCCCGACAGTTCCAGCATCGACGCTGGGCTGTCGGCGCTGGCGTCCGCAGAGATGCTGATCGGTCACAACATCGATGGGTTTGATATCCCCGCGATCAAGAAGGTGCGACCGGGATGGGCATTCTCCGGTACGGTTCGGGATACCCTTGTCATCTCTCGGCTCGTCTGGCCCAGCCTGTCCGAGTACGATGCCGAGATCTCGTCCAAGATCTCCGGCTGGCCTAAGGAGCTTACCGGTCGCCATTCGCTGAAGGCGTGGGGCTGGCGGCTCGGCACACACAAGGGTGACTACGCCGAGCACTCAGACTTCAAGGTGTTCACCCCGGAGATGCTCGACTACTGCGAGCAGGATACCAAGGTGACGCTGGCGCTTTGGAAGAAGCTGCTTGATATCGGACTTCCCGCTCAGAGCGCGATTGATCTGGAGCAGAAGTTCTCCCGCTGCATCGGCGCCATGATGCAGGCTGGATTCATGTTCGACCGCGACGGGGCTGACAAGCTCTCCGCGGTCCTTCAGGTCGAGCGGGCTAAGGTGTCGGCTGAGATCATGGAAAGCTGCCCATCGTTTGTAGATGTGTACCTGACTCCGAAGAAGCTGATCCGCAGGGAGAAGGTTGTACCGTTCAACCCGAACTCTCGGCAGCATATTGCGCGGCACCTGATCGAGCGTAGGGGCTGGAAGCCTACGGTGTTCACCGACGGTGGTCAGCCTCAGATTGATGAGTCCATCCTGTCCAAGCTGGAGTGGCCTGAGTGCCGCCTGTTCGAGCGTGCGCTTCTTATCGGCAAGCGGCTGGGTCAGCTCTGCGAGGGCGGCCAGAACCTTGTGGGATGCGTCAAGGCTGACGGCCGTATCCACGGCTACGTCAACCACAATGGGACCGTGACTTCGCGCTGCACCCACAGCCACCCTAACATGGGTCAGGTTCCGGGAGTCCAGTCTGAATACGGATCTCAGTTCCGCGCACTGTTCCGGGCTGGTACAGGCAAGCGGCTTGTTGGCGTGGATGCTGCCAGCCTAGAGCTTCGCTGCCTCGCCCATTACCTTACCCGTTATGATGGCGGTAAGTTTCAGCAGGAGCTGTTGACGGGCGATATCCACAGCGCCAACCAAAAGGCTTGTGGACTTGAGACCCGGGCGCAGGCCAAGACGTTCATCTATGCGCTGCTCTATGGCGCTGGCGACGCCAAGATCGGGGCCATCGTTGGCGGTGGCGAGGCGCAGGGTAAGAAGATGAAGCAGCGATACTTTGCAGCCATGCCCGCCTTCGGCGCACTGAGGGCTGACATCGAAGCCGCAGTCAAGTCTTCGCGCAGGCTGCGTGGTATTGATGGGCGCTACCACTCGGTACGCTCCGCGCACTCGGCCCTAAACATGCTTCTACAGTCGGCCGGTGCGGTGCTGATGAAGCAGGCTACGGTGCTGGCATGCGAGCGGATTGCGTCCGAGTTTCCGCCCACGGCGTGGGCTATGGTGGCCCACGTTCACGACGAGATGCAGTTTGAAGTTGACGAGTCGATTTCCGATAGGGTTGCGACCATCGCAGCTCAGGCGGTCGAGGATGCTGGTAGTGTTCTTAACTTCCGATGCCCCATGAAGGGCGAAGCCAAGATCGGTAACAACTGGTATGAAACTCACTAAGCCTGATCTGATAAGGACCGCGGCATACGCTGCGGGATACATCGACGGCGAGGGCTGCATTACCGTGTCCGGCAGGCGATGCAGGATCATGGTAAGCAACACCTACCCACACACTCTGTATTGGCTGCGGTCGGTGTTCGGCGGTACGGTATCCATGAAGAACGATAAAAGCCGACCGGAGCATCACAGGCCAGCGTACTCATGGAGCATTAGTGGAAAGGCTGCCTCAGATATGCTTGAGATCTGCATGCCCTATCTACAAGAAAAGCGCAAACAGGCCCGACTGGCTCTTGAGTATGTCGGCACTGATGGGCTAGATGCCCGCAAGAAGATTGGTAAACTGATCAGTGCGTTGAAGCACAAGACCCACGGAGCCTAGCATGGCAACTGTTGCAATCATCGATGGGGACGAGTTTGCCTATAAGGCTGCCGCATCTAGCGAGCTTGAGGTTGACTGGGGTGGTGGGTTCTTTACCCTGTCTGCCGACATGCAGTTTGCGGCGGGGCTAATGGAGTCCCATGTGCGTGAGGCGGCGGCCGCGGTCAAGGCTGATTCAATCGTTCTCGCCTTTACCGACCCGCTGGGCGGTAACTGGAGGCGGATGATCTACAACCAGTACAAGATGAACCGCAATGGTAAGAGGAAGCCTACGGGCTATCCCAGCCTTGTTCGTGCGGTTGGTCAGAAGTTTGCCATCATGCACCGCCCCGGACTTGAGGGGGACGATATCATTGGCATGCTGGGCACGCATGATCCTGAGATGTCGAAGGAGCTTGGGATTTCCAAGTCGGACACGACCGTGATGATCAGCTCGGACAAAGACATGCGCGGTGTCCCCGGATACCTGTATAATCCGAGCAAGCCAGAGGAGGGTCAGTATCTGATCTCCGAGGATATGGCCGACCACTTCCATCTGTTGCAGGCCTTGATGGGGGATGTGTCCGACGGATATCCGGGATGCCCCGGCATTGGGCCCAAGACCGCGGCTAAGCTGCTTAGCGGTAAGGGCCCCGAGGAGTACTGGCCCATCGTCGTTGATACCTACAACAAGGCTGGCTTCAGTGAGGAGTACGCCTTGGTTCAAGCCCGTGTCGCTCACATTCTCAGGGCTGGCGAGTACATCGGTACTGGCCGTGTCCGCTACTGGAACCCCAAGGAGAACCATGCTTCCTGAAACATCCCGGTTTGATCGCACCCGCCTTCTTTCGTACCACAAGGCCATGTGCCAAGCGGCATGGGACCTCATGGACAAGAAGAACCAAGACTATGCTGGTTCCAACGGACGGTCCCCGTTCGCGAACTTTGAACGTGTTGAGGCTATGGGCATCACCACTGTTGAGCGGGGGTTCTTGGTCCGGATGACGGACAAGATGTCCCGCCTGTCCAGCTTCATGGAGAGCGGCGAGTTCAAGGTTAAGGACGAGTCCTTTGAGGACACCCTTGTTGACCTGATTAACTACTCAGTCCTTCTGGCGGCGTATCGTTCGGCAAAGCGTGAGTGCACGCTCGACGGAGTCATCTCTGGCGAAAATCAGTCTCAAAAGCTGACATCTCTGTAGGTATTCTATGGGAACCGTGATTAGTAAGGAACTGATTGAGGAACTTAACAAGTTGTTCCCCAATAAATGTCCGTCGCTGACGCTACCTGATCGCGAGATTTGGTACAAGGCTGGCGCCCGTAGTGTGGTAGACTATCTTGAGTCACAGTACGCACTTCAGCAATCTGCCACGCCTAAGGTATTGAATGTGCAGCGGACCTAGTATTCCGAAACCCCCGGAGCCTCCCCCGCCTCCCCCTCCGCCGGTCCCCACACGCCTTGGCCGAATCCAGCCGGGAATGTCGAGGGACTTTATGGGGATGCGTGAGCTGACTATTGGTGGTACATCTCAGGGCGAGACGGGAACCACTGCTGATATTGGCTCGCTTGATCTTGCAAACATCGGTGAGGATATCCCGGATCGTCCGGCGCTTTCACCGCAAGACACCAATCTGGTAGTCTATGGTTCTAGGACCGAAGATGTACCTAAACGCCAAGAACTGCGGAGAGACAGCTCTGGTAAACTCTACTGGGCAGAAGTTCCGTGGTACGCTCCGAATCAATCTGCCGAGTTCTCCGAGCTAAAGTAGCATGGAACAGACGGCAACTGAGCTATACCGAAAGCTGGAGCCGGACCGTGATCTATTTCTAGATCGCGCCCGTAAGTGTGCGGCACTGACTATTCCCACACTTATTCCGTGGGATGATCATCAGATCAGCTCTGATATTGAGACTCCGTATCAAGCATTTGGAGCCAGGGCCGTCAACAATCTTGCGTCCAAGCTGCTTCTGTCCCTGCTTCCGCCCAACGGTAGCTTCTTCCGTCTTCGTATTGATGACTACGCCCTTGAGCAGCTTGCCGGTGCTCCGGAAGCCAAGAGCGAGATTGAGGCCGCGCTGGCTAAGGTCGAGGGCGCGGTGATGACGGAGATCGAGACGCAGGCGATCCGCATCAATATGTTTGAGGCGCTTAAGCACCTGCTGGTCGCCGGTAATGTGCTGATCTGGATGAAGCCGGATGGGGGTATTCGCGTCTTCCATCTCAGCCAGTATGTGATTGACCGTGATCCGGATGGCGCCCCGACCTGCATCATCACGATTGAGAACACCTCGGAAGAGCTGCTTACGGAAGAGCAGCATGCCTTATGTTACACTGAAGGTAAAGAAGACGAGTCTGGCTCCCGTGAGAAGTCCATTCAAGTCTATACGGCATCAGTGCTTGAGGATGGAAAGTGGCGCGTTTGGCAGGAGATCAAGGGTCAGGTAGTTCCGGGATCTGAGGGATTCTACGCGCCTGATCTTCTCCCGTATATTCCCCTCCGCATGAGCGCCATCGCCAATGAGAGCTATGGGCGCAGCATGGTTGAGGAGTACCTTGGTGATCTGATATCCCTTGAGGGTCTGAGCCAAGCCATCGTCGAGACCGCGGCCTGCGCCGCCAAGCTGCTTGTGCTGGTGAACCCGGCTGGTGTGACCCGCAAAGAAGACGTAGCGACCGCCCCGAATGGCGCGGTCCGCGATGGTGTCGCGCAAGATGTCTCGGTCGTTCAGGCCGAGAAGTACGCCGACATGAGGATCGCTCAGGAAGCCCGGGCTCAGATCATGGAAGATCTGTCCAAGGCGTTCCTGATGGCCAGCTCAATCCAGCGCAACGCTGAGCGCGTCACTGCCGAAGAGATCCGCTATCTTGCTCAGGAGCTGGAAGACGCGCTTGGCGGCGTGTACTCAGTCCTGTCGCTGGAGATGCAGCTCCCGCTGGTTACCCGCATTCTTTCGCGACTCCAGAAGAGTGGCCGTGTTCCTCGGCTACCTGAGTCGGTCCGACCGGCCATCGTCACCGGACTTGAGGCCCTTGGTCGTGGCCATGATCTACAGAAGCTCGACACCTTTGTGGCCGGTGCGCTAAGCACGTTTGGCCCGGAGATCGTCGGTAAGTACATCGATATCCGAGACTTCCTCACCCGCCGCGCCGTTGCGGTCGGCCTGAATGTTGAGGGTCTTGTGAAGTCTGCCGAGGTCATCGCTCAAGAGGATGCCCAGCAGCAACAGTCCGCCATGGTTTCGACGCTGGGAGGTCCTGCGATCTCGGCCATGGCTAAGGTAGCGCCACAAATGATGGCACCGGGTCAGGAGGCCCAGTAAGATGACTAACGAAACTACCGGGTTTAACTCAATTGTAATTAAGCCTGAGCCCACTGGTCCGGATGCTCCCGGATCTGGTTCGCCTGATGCGGCGAATGAGACGAAGACTCAGCCCGATCAGATCCAGCAGATCCCCACGGATCAAGAGGCTCCGCCTGCTGAGACTGGTAAGACAGAACGCCCGGCATGGCTTCCCGAGAAGTTTAAGAGTGCTGAGGATCTCGCGGCGGCTTACGGAGAATTGGAAAAGAAACTGAGCGGCAAGCAAGACGCCTCCGCCACGGAAACTTCGGCCAACATGGAGTCGGCGCTGAACAGCTATGCCGATGAGTACAGCCGGTCTGGCGCTCTTTCTGAGAAGAGCTATGGAGAGCTGGCCAAACTTGGTATGCCTAAGAAGGTTGTTGATGCCTACATTGCAGGCCAACAGGCCATTGGTGCTAAACTCCAGAATGATGTGTATGGAGCTGCTGGCGGAAAAGATGCCTACATTGAGATGATTCAATGGGCGTCCTCTAGCCTTAGTAAGGGAGAAATCGCCGCTTATAATGAAGCCATTAGTAGTGGCGACACGGCCAAGATGACCCTTGCCGTGCGGGGGTTGTCCGCCAGCTTTGCGGCGTCCGGTGGTGTAGTGTCACCCAAGGTTCGCATTGAAGGTAAGGCTGGAGCCCAATCTGTTCAGCCATTCCGCAGTCGAGCTGAGCTTACTGAGGCCATGAGCAGCCCTAAGTACAAGCGAGATCCCGCATATCGAGCTGACGTTGAAGCCCGACTGGCCAAGTCCAACATCTTTTAATCATGTCTAATCTCAAGCGAAACTATACTGTTCTAATGGATACAATTTTTGAGCAACTAAATAAGACTCAAGAAGATGTTCAATCCATTGCGGACCTGCGTAACCCCATCATTCAAAAGATGGACGAGCTTGGAATCAAAAACCAGTGGCCGGTTGAGGAGGAGCTTCCGTGAGCAACTCTAAGCGCATTCACGATGATTTTGTAAAAGAACTTACCGCTGTTCTTATGATCAGCCCGTCGCTTTGGGAATCTCCGAGCCAGTTCCGGCTTGTCATTCTCGGCATGTTTAAGAAGTACTACGGTATTTCTCCAACACACCGCGCACAATTGCCGCTTCCTGATTGGCAATAGCACAACCATCCATAGCCTATGAATAACGCTCCGGGTCCGTTACGGCGGGCAACCTGTGTAGATAATTCTTAGGTGGATGTTCGTTATCCATACACACCCTCATCTAGTAGGTAACTACTGTGTCTAACACCTCCCTTTCTCGTCCGGGCCTTAACCAGAACAACACTGGTGCGGGCAACTTCAACCTGTTCCTCAAGAAGTTCTCTGGGGAAGTCCTTTCTACGTTTGAGACCGAATCTAAGCTCAAGGATCTGTGCCGAGTCCGCACGATCACCTCGGGCGAGTCGGCTCAGTTCCCGATCCTTGGAACTGCCGCGGCGCGCTACCACGTTCCCGGCGAAAGCATCACGCTTAGCACCAACCCGTATGCACAGAGCATCGGCCACGCTGAAAAGACGATTGCCCTCGACAACCTGATGGTGTCGGCAGTTACTATCGGCAAGATCGATGAAATCATGAATCACTATGATCTCCGCTCGGCGTACACGACGGAACTTGGCCGAGCCCTTGCCAAGAAGTTCGATACGACGCTTGCTCAGGTTCTTACGCTTGGTGCCCGCGCTGTGCCTAACTTCCCGTTTACCCACGCCGCATGCCGATACGGCTTTACGCTTGCTGATGCCGGTTTTGATACTACGGCGGCCACGCTGATCTCGGGTATCTTCAAGGTTGCCGAGCGCATGGATATGCAGGATGTCCCGAAGGAAGACCGCTATGTCGTTCTTCGCCCGAAGCAGTACTACCTGCTTCTGAATGCGGCTGGTGCGGCTGGTAGCCTTCTTGACAAGGACTACAGCACTGGTAACGGTGACTTTGCCGAAGGCACGGTCTACAAGGTTGCAGGTATGAAGGTTATTGTCTCGAACAATATTCCTTCTAGCAACGTGGCCGCGGACAGCGGCGGCCGTAACTCGGTTACGGTGCGCGGTACTACGCTTAACCACGACAACACTAACGCTGTTGGCCTCGCTGTTCCGACTTTGGCCAACATCGGAACCGGAACTACGGCAACGACTTCGTGGTTTACCCGCGGCGGCGCTGATGCTGCTAGCAACCTCGGCGATGTCAAGGCGGGCTACGGTACGGACATGACCAACACGGTCGCCCTTTGCTTCCAAAAGGAAGCTGTCGGCACGGTTAAGGCCATGGACATCTCGATTGAAAGCGAGTACCGCATGGACCTTCAGGCGCACCTCTTTGTTGCGAAGTACGCCATGGGCCACAACGTGCTCCGTCCCGAGTGCGCCTACGAGCTTCGCAAGGCGTAGTAACTAGTGCCGCGCTCCGGTCCCCAGCCAGCCTCCTCCTTCTGGCTGGGGACCGTTTCTCTATCACCTGACTGGGGTTGATCTATGGCCGAAACAATTGCTACATCAAAGCTCGAAGCGATCAACTCCATGCTCACTGCTATTGGTGAGCAACATGTGACTACTCTTACAGGGACGTTGGCTCCGGATACCTCCCTCGCGGTTCACATCTTTGATGAGACTCATAAGGAGATTCTTGCCGAAGGATGGAGATTTAATACTGAACGTGACGTAGTTCTCACGCGGAGCCTGCTAGACAATACAATCTCCGTAACATCGGATGTCATTTGGGTTGACATCGATCCGGAGGATAACGCAGGTACAGATGTAACTTTGCGCGGTACGCAGCTATTTAACCTTACAACGAATAGTACCACGTTCTCCTCAGATTTGACCGTAAGTAAGCTGGTACGCCTGATCTCCTTCACTTCCCTCCCTCAGCATGCTCGGGTGTATATCATTGCAAAGGCTTCTCGTAAGTTCTATGATATGATCACTGAGGGGTCTTCGCAAAACCAGAGTCTTATCCGTAATGAGATGGAGGCCCGCAGGGTAATGAAGGCGATGGAGTCCGATGAGGAAGATCTGAATCTTTTTGATGGGTTTGCTGCTGGGCGCATCATTAATCGTTACTCTCCGCTCTGGAGGTTCTAATGACGAACCTGTCGGTATCCGTCCCCAACATGCTAGGGGGCGTTAGCCAGCAGCCCGCCAATCTCCGATTCACTAACCAGTTTGAGGTCGGAGACAACATCCTACCGTCCGTTGCTGTCGGGGCTACCCGCCGTCCACCGGCGATTTACCAAGGTAACTTGATTACATCGTCTAACAATAGCTCTCGATTCCAATCTATCGAGATGGACCGTGGCGACGGTGGTCAGTACGCAATCTTTGTTGGCAACGACCCCTCTAACGTGGCAAATGTTCAGGTCTATGACCTGACCACGCAGCAGCCGTGCCTTGTGTTTGGGACAACCGGTAACAACGCTCCTAGCTACACATACCTTACTTATAACGGCCAGCCTGTAACTCCTGAAGATATCGGATTGCTTCAGGTCGCCGATACTGTGCTTGTGTACAACCGTAAGAAGACCGTGGCGCAATCCATCAGCACCACGACTAGCGGCAGTACATGGATTAAGACGCTTAGCGGAGTTCCGTACATGAAGGCCGCCGCCCTGTGGATCAGGGCCGGTAACCAGAAAACAACCTATCAGGCTGACATTAAGTGGGGATCTAACCCAGCATCGCCCACGACCTCCACGGCTGTGGTTAAGTCCGGAGTTGGAACAGGAAGCCCTGTTCAGCCCGAGATCGTGAGCTACAAGGCTGACGATATTGCTGAGGAGTTCCGTAGCGATATTGAGGCTATCAGCGGCCTCACCGCTGTCCGTGGCGGCACCCTCGTTCGCATTGGTCTGGAGAATGCGGCCAACGCCATCATCGGCCTCAACGCTTGGGACGGCCAAGGCGATACCGCCATGGTGGCTGTCAACGGGGCCATCCAGAACTTCGACGATCTGCCCAGCTTCTTTCTGCACGACTACCCGGTACAGATCCGAGGGGAGCTGGAGTCGGGCGTAGATGATATTTACGTCAAGTTTGTTGCCCAATCGCCTGATGCTAACCTCATGGGTCAGGGATCGTGGAAGGAGACGGTAGCCTACGGGATATCGACCGGATTTGATTACAACACCATGCCGCACCGGATTACTCGGCATGTAGACACGGACGGATCGGTTACCGGATTTACCAACACAGTCTACTTCCGATTCCAGCCCACTACATGGACTGATCGTCTGGTCGGCTCGACCGTCACAAACCCCATGCCCTCGCTTGTGGGCGGCCGTGTCCGTGCAATGACCCTGTTCCGCGACCGTCTTGTGATGGTGACCGATGGCACCATCGTGATGTCGCAGGTAAACAACTACTTCAACTTCTTCCGGACCACGGTTACCCAGCTTCTTGATGGCGACCCCATCGATATGACGGTGGTGGCCCAAGAGTCTCCGCGGCTGTTTGCGGCCGTGCCTATGAACGAGCAGCTACTGTTGCTCGGCGCTAGCCAGCAGTGGCTGGTGGACGGGCAGCCGCTCCTCACCCCTCAGAGCGCGTCGATCCGGCCCAAGCTGTCACTCCAACTTCAGGACTCCATCCCGGATATCCGCGTTGACTCGGCCTTGGTGGCCGGTACGGTCGGCGGCTACACGCGCATCTATGACCTTACCCCGGTCAAGTCCGCTGACGAGCAGATCCTCAGTGTCGAGCTTACCGAGACCTGCCCCAAGTACATCTCCGGAACTCCCCGCCAGATTCTGGTCGCCGCCAACCAATCTGCCGCGGTCGTGCTTACGAGCACCGCTGACGTTGGTGAGGCGTATCTGTATAAGTGGTACAGCGAGCCGGGATCAAATGAGCGGCTACAGTCGGCATGGACACGGATCAAGCTCGCAGCCGATACCGCCATCCGCGGCGCGATCATGGCCGATGAGGGCCTGTATATCCTTACAGCCGGAGGAGCTGGATCTGTAAGCGGTTATAACCCCCCGGGGTACTGCATTTCCCGCATCTCGTTTGCGGATGGGCAGGTAGACGATTCGATCAGCAACATGCAGGTGCATCTGGACTTCCGGATCACGGAGCTTCAGTGCTCGGCTACACCGACGTACAACGCTGGAACTAACCGCACGGTGTACACCCTACCCTTTGCGGTCAATGTTACTGGATCTCCGATCACTGTCTGCACCAGAGCTGTTGCCAACCCAGCCCAGTCGGCTGGCACGGAGATCGTTCCGGTCGCACAGACCTCCAACACGGTCAGTCTTACCGGCGACACGACTGCCAGTAAGATCTACATCGGTGTCAAGTACAAGAGCCTCCTTGAGTTTAGTGCCCCAGCGGTCCGTGAGCCACAGGAAGTGGCCGCTGCAACCCGTGGTGCGGTTCTTGGGGGTCGATGGCAGATCTTGTACATGGCCCTTTCGTATCTTAAGTCATCCCGGTTTACCATGCGTACTACGTCCGCAGGCCGGTCACCGATTGAGACCCAGTTCCTGTCAGGATCTTCAGGTCTTGCACTTGAAACTGGTACGCTTACGGTGCCCGTCTTTGGTAGAAACACCGATGTCCGGGTGGAGCTTGAGAACTTCACTCATATGCCCTGTAGCTGGGTGGAGGCAGAATGGCAAGGAAGGTACACATCTCGCAACGTCCGCAGGAGCCGCTACTCGTAGAACCGAGTAACTACAGCGATGCAGAACGTCTTGCTCGTCGTGGCCTTAGGCTGGCCGACATGGTTGAGCTGCGTGCTATGCGCGGAGGGGACTCACCGTGCAGTGACCTCGACCTATCGGTCGATGCGCTCCGCGACGGCTTCTATCATGGCTGCTGGACGATCTGGTTTCGCGGGGAGCCATGCGCGATGTTTGGTTCAGTACCCCTTCCTCAGACTAGCCAAGTTCGCGAGGGGGCGATCTGGCTTCTCGGCCACGATGACCTTGTGTCCAAGGAAGCCGCGCCGACCTTTGTCCGACATAGTCGAGAATGGTTCCGCGTCGCATGCGAGCCGTTCGACCTCGTCACAAACTTTGTCCATGAAGAAAACCATGTCCACATCCGATGGCTCCAATGGCTCGGGTGCCGGTTCCTTCTTCGGCTAAGCATCAATAACCACTGGTTCATAGAGTTCATCCATGTGCAACCCGGTTCTAGCCTTAATGGCCATCGCTCAGGTGGCGGCGGTGGCCCAGCAGACGGCCAATGCCAAAGCGCAGGCCAAGTGGCAGCAGCAGCAGTACGAGATGAATCAGAAGATCATCTCGCAGAGTACGGCCAACACCCTATCGGCTCTTAACCGCAGGCGCGTTGAAGAGGATGCGCGGGCATCGCAGGCTATCCAGCAGAATGCTCAGGCGGCGGACGCTGCGGCATCTACCGCCACCGTGGCCGCCTCGGAAGCTGGTGCGGCGGGCGGATCGGTAGCCGCGCTTCTCCAAGATTACCAACGTAAAGAGCTGGCGTTTACTCAGGCGGTCAACCGAAACAAGCTATTCCGTGATTCACAGATTGCCGCCGAGCAGCGCACCGCCGTACTCACCGGATACTCGAACCTAGTTAACGCCGCTCCGACTCCTGTTCCCATGCCTAACTGGTTTGTCGAGTCGCTTCGTATTGCTGGCAACACGGCCGCCGCGTACTACGACATGGGTCTGAATAAGCAATAATAAGGGGCTTCATGGCACAACAGCGCATCCAGATCGATCCGCAGATTCAGCAGGCGGAGCTACAGCCCTACGCCACGCCCACCGGCAACCAGCCGCTTATCAACCGAGAAGCACTCAAGCTGGTCAATGACTTTTCCGGGCTTAGCGAGACTATCGCAAACTTCGGCCGCGCCTACTACCGGGCCACCGAGGAAGAGTCTGCACTCCGGGCGCAGGCTGCCGCGTTGGGGGCCGCCGCCAACATTGGGAACCTGCCCGTAGGTGAGGGTACTGAGACCATCGCCGAGGCGGACGCCCGCGTCCGTAAGGAGGAGGATATCCTTATCAAGGAGGGCAAGCTGGAACGACGGGATGCCCCTAGCTTCCGCAAGTTCTACTGGCAGCTTCGTGGGCGGTCTGTGGCAAACAAGTTCCAGAACGCTGTTCAGTCCCGACTGCATGAGGCTACCACGGTCGTGGACGGAAACGGTAACAGTGTTAACCCGGTGTCCGTCGATACGATTATCGAGGAGGAGTGGAATAAGGTCGTTAAGGACCCCGCGTTCCAGAACTACTACTCCACGATTGAGGCGGGTATCGTAAAACTGGAAGTCCAGACTAAGTTCAGAGCGCAGGCCGCCACTGAGCTTGGCAAAGCTCGCGAGTCCCAAGCTCTGGCGGACGCCGCGGACAACTGGTCTCGTATGCTGCGCGAGCTTTCCGAGGCATCGCCTGATGCCGATACTTCTGAGATGGTCGGACGGATCGAGCAGTCCATCGCCAACAGCTACTTCGGTAAGATTACCGAATCGCGTGCGATGGTGGTCGATATCGCCACCACGCTGGCCGCGAACCTGAGCAACGATGACAAGGTTGATGCCTCGGGTAAGATCATTCCGGGCTCCGGGGCTAACGAGGCTCTGGACCTCCTTGAGAAGGTCCGCGGCATAAAGGTCAACGGCAAGGCGCTAGAAGACGATGGGGCTGTCAACGAGAAGCTGACCGCGGCCATTAACACTATGCGTGATCGTCGCGATACGGCTATCGCTAAGTACAACGAGGATGTCGTTGGCCGCCGCGCCGCTGACCTCACGAAGGCCTCCACAGAGTACATGCCTAGGATTCAGGAGGCATTTAAGTCCAACGCCGGTGAGGCGGAGATGTTTGCCATTGTGGACGAGATCGCCGCCAAGTACACCGAGTTTGGCGCCGCGGTCCGTGATGCTGGCATGGACTATGTCCGCGGCTACCGCGCCAACGTCATCGCGAACTCTAAGACCGTTGAAGATTTCCGAATCAAAGAGGCGCTTGGAACCCTGACTACTGGGGAGCTTAACGCTGCCCTTGCTGCCCAGCTCATCGACTCGCACACCTACGCTGCATTCATGGGTCAGGTGGACGAGAGACAGCAGCGGATGGATGCCAACAAAGCAACCAACATTCAGGGTCTGTCTAAGGATCTTGTCTCGTTCCGCGAGTCCTACGGGCTTGGTGGAACTAATCACTCCAAGTTCTTCAACGAGATTACGAACAGCCTCCCCGCTCAGATGTCCGATCTGGCTGCGCGGAAACTTAGCCCAGAAGAGACCTCCGCAGCCATCAGCTCCATCAGGAAGGACATGGAGAAAAAGGTTGAGGCCTATAAGGCGGACTTCGCACAGAAGTCCATGTCATACCAGCAGCGCATCAATGAGCGGCTTATCCGCGGTCAGGATGGCCGGGATCTAATCACTGAGGGCCTTCGGAATAACCTGATAACTGTTGAAGAGGCCGCCGAGTACAGCGACCGGTTCACCAAGTCTAAGGACATCACTAAGTACACTGGGTCTAGAGAGGTCATTGGTGCATATAATGCGCTTCAGGATCAGTTCCGTGGATATACTCCTGACCCGGATACGCAGCAGATCCAGATGTTCCAGCGGTATATGGACGAGTTCACGGCCGGGCTGGCCCCGCTTGCTCGTAAGGTCCTGAACGAAACTCCGTCCCCTGACCAGATTCCCGCAGCATGGGCTGATGCTGTTGGTAAGTATCGTGCCAGCTTTGGAGCAACAATGATGGCCGATATTGAGGCGGCCGATGCCGCTCTAGGCGGTACTACGCCTCAGGCTGGCGAATCTGAGGAAGCCGGTGTAATCCCCGGGCCTGCCGAGATTCGGCTACCCGAGTACCGTGGGGTCGAATCCGCACGCATTTGGGGAGACATTCTTGAAAACGGCCGGAAGCCGGAAGCTGTTGCAGCCGCGGTCCCTCGATCTGAGTTCATTGACTCCGACTTCTTTGACGATGTCGCCGATGCGGTATCGGAAGGTAAGTCCCACTGGTACGTCCGTACCAAAGCTAAAGTAAGTGGTAGCTTTTCATACTTTGCATCGCTACCAATCGTGGCTATGCTCCCCACCCCGTCGCCCGAAGATATCCGAAGCTATGGGCACTTAGAGGCCTACTCGATTCTTAAAGGAAACGGTGAAGCCAGTAAACTGCAAACCAAGGAACGAGAAGAGCTTGTATCGGCTTACATACTCCCTTGGGTCGGTGTAACGGTTGATGAGGTTGTTTTGGGTAAGGCTATCATACACGGAGTTATCCCGGTAGAAAATGAAGAGTTTGGAATGACGGATATAATCGCACTTGATATCAGTAAATCGGCTGCATCTAAACTTGACCCCTAC